TTTAATACTTCACGTTCTGCTTTTGCGTAGTCTTCCATAAATTCGGCGACTAATTGTGCTTTTCTAGCTTCCATAGCTACGGCCATTTGCTCAATTTGCTTCTGTACTTCCATAAATTGTGGGTTTTGTTGCATTTGTGCTGCATTTGGTCCCGCCTGTTGCATCATTTGTTGCATTTGTTGTGACATTTGCTGTGATTGTTGAATTTCTTCGGCATATTCTACTTCAATCTGTTCTCCAGACATCAAATTTATGTGTTCCATACAGTTTTGCTGCAACATACCTAGCGCTTTTGGATTATTACGCACCATAGTGGTACCCATAAACTGTAAATGTGCTCGCATATGTGATTGATGGTCTTGTTTTGGAAAAGCTTGAAACTTTTTAGCATTTAAACTTAAAATATTTTCACTAGCAGGGTCTAAAGGCTGTGGTTGCATCGGTGGTGGTAGTAAAATGTCTATATCTTTAACACCAAGCGCTTCATACATATGTTTATAAGCGTGATATAAATTATGTATCTGTGGATTTGACATTGCCATTTGTAATTCAGTTTGTGCAATCGTAATTCGTTGTGTCTGTGAAAAGATGTTTGGATCAGCAACCGGAATAATATCTATTCTTTCATCAAAGTCCGTAGCAAAGATTTCACGATTACCGCCTACAACGTCATATGGATATTGTGGTGGTAATGTAGTTGCAAAGTTTTTTGCTAGTAACATAAACTCACATTTCATTGCGGCATATAAACGTTTGTGAATAGCAGACATAACCCGCGATCCACGTTCCAATAACGCCATAGTCGTGCCCACTGCGGCACCTTGATTACCATCGCCTACTTGCATATCAGCAATAGACGCGAATCGTTGACCGGCTTGTACCACAACACCCATTAACTGTAATAATGTTTGTGATGGTTCTTTAAATGGTAACGGCATAAATGCGTCACGAAGATTTCCACCAGGGGCATCAACATCACGAAACTCACCCGGCTGCAACGGTTGCGCTTCGTCACGTACTCTAATACCACGTTGTTTGAAACCGGAAGGTAAGTTCGACAAGGTGCCGGCGTCAAGTAGTTGGCGTAGAGCAGTGGTAGCAGTTCTAGATAAACCACCGATCATATGTATTAGACCAAAGCCGTAAAAGCCTAGTCCTGGTAAAAATTTAAAGTGCACAAAGTATTCTTGTTTCTTTTTAATTGGATCTTGTGCAGAGTAATTTCTTCTAATAGATAAAATTTGATTTGACTCTTCGTGAATAGTTACGATGTAAGGTAATGCAATTCCGGTTGGTAATCCTTGTTGGTCTTTGTCTTCAAAACCAGGTACATCTAATTCAGTGTGGCATTCATACAATGTGTGTAGTTCGTGGTCTCCTGTTTTAACAACACCTTCGATTTCATCTTTTTTCTCATCGATTTCATTATCAACACCATAACCAGCGTCGCCTAATTCTACATCAGAATAAAAACCTATTTGCTGTTGCTTTAACAAATCATTTTTAGACATTTTGATAACGTGAATAATACAATCTGTTTCTTCTAGTGAAGTAGCATTGTAGCTTACCACTAAATCTTCTGCTGGTACAAATTTAGAAACGGTACGTCCTAGTACATCGTCAAAATAAATTTTCTTAAATGTTGAGCCTGCTAAAGGTAAATTAAATAACATCTGATCGAACTCTGGCTCGTACTCTTTCATTTTAATCATCAACTGATAATTCATAAAATCTTTTACTCGAGCAGATTGTTTTTCTGAGTCTGGGGTTACTGCACCAATGATTTGAGTTCTGACCGGCCCTGCTGCAGGTAATAATTCTTTATAAGCTAAAGCTTGAAACTGAGTAACAGATTCTGCTAGTACAGGATGTGTTGCACCAGACGCACCTTGAAAAGGTTCTGCTCTGTTTTCATATTTAAAACCTAACAGGTCTAAGCCTCTAGTATAAGTTTGTTCCCATTCTCTGCGACCAGCTTTATAGTCTTCATAAGTTTGTGTTAGATCACTTGCCATTAAACCAAGTTCATCTTCTTCGATAAAATCTGCTAAATTAGCTTCGTGTGGAATTTGTTGTTCTACTGACTGATTGGGATCAAAATCAATTTCGGCCCCACCGTCTTCTAACATTTCAATATCTATTTCTTCATTGGGATTCCCTACTTCTATGGAAGGGTCTATGACGTTAACTTGTTTAGTTAAATCGTTTACTTTATCAATTGCCATTATTTACCTCTTAGTAATATGTTCTTTGTTGTTGTGGCAACGGTTCATCCTCATAGTCGTCTGGATGATCAACAAAGCCACCTTGTCTAAATCGCATTATAGCTTGAGTCATACTATCCACTAAGTCATCATTTTCACCTAATGGAAATGCAGCGCATTCCTCAATCACTTCTTCAGCAAACTTAGTATCAGGTGCCCAAATCATTCCTGACTCAAACAACGGTGCTACCGAATTTACTCTAGTATGTTTATCATTTCCTCTACTCGGTGTAAAGTTAATAACTGGTATACCTAGTTTACGCAATTCATACGTTAAAGGCAAGCCTGAAGCTTTAGCTTCCACGATCACCGTTTCGGGCTTCCAATAATCATATTGTTCTTTAGCTTTTTGTCTTAATTCAGGAAATTCTAGTCTTTCTTTTAAAGCATCAAGCAAAATTATATTAGGCGCACCATCTTGTGGTGTAAATATACCCCAGGTCGTTATAGCACTATAATCGGCAGTTTCTTTTTTCATAAACGCTGTGTCATATGACTGTATAACGTGTTGTAGTGGTGGTGGTTCATCTTTATCCCAAATTTTCCACCATTCACGTTTTATAATACTACCTTCTGCAGCTGTTGGATTCTGCTGGTATTGAGCATTCCATTTTAGTATACTTACGGATGCTTTCACTGCTTCAAGCTCTTCTAGTTTCCAATAACCCGGCCACACCGGATTACCGCTGGGCAAGATTGCCGGGAATTCAATTACTTCCCATTGGTCTGCTTTTGGTTCTTTTTGTGCACGTTGCAGTTTACCTGTTAGATCAGCAACGTTCCACCGTGTCATCACCACAATTATCCTGCCCCCAGGCTGCAGTCGTTGCCGAGGTCCTGATGTGTACCATTCATAAACCCGATCGTAACTAGCCATATTCATAGCATCTTGCTCCGAGTGTGGATCGTCAATGATTAATAGATCCGCACCACGACCGGTTATCGATCCGCCAACACCGGCTGCATAGTATTCGCCGCCTTGATCGGTTTCCCATTTACCCGCAGCTTTAGAATCTTCTTTTAATCTAGTATCAAATATTTCTCTATATTCATCTTGCTCCATAAGACCTTTAGCTTTACGACCAAACCGTACCGCAAGTTCTGCATTATTGGTTGCTTGAATTATTTTTAAATCTGGTTTGTTGCCAATCATCCACGCTGGCAAATAGTTAGAGGCAAATTCTGATTTAGTATGACGTGGTGCCATATTAATAATTAATCGTTTGAGTTCACCTCGCGCAACTCTATTAAACTTCTCCGCCATAATCTTATGGTGTTCACCTTCAATAAACTCTGGCCACATATGCTTAACAAAACTTAAAAAATCATCTTTGATTAATTGTTCTTTTTTCTTCTCTTCTACCAGAAGCATTGTTTTTAAATAATCTTTGCGAGTATCAGGAGGGAGTTGTTGTATTTGTTTTGGCGTTAGCATTTGAAAAAATTTTATAAAAAATTTTGCACCTTTATTTTCTAGTTAAAGTGAAAATGAAAATAACACATATCTATGTCCAAATCAAACTATATATAGACATATAGGATCCCTATCCTACAAAAAGGGGGGTGGGGGTGGGTGGGCCCGCAAGGGCACAAGATTTAGTATGGTACCTCTATCCGACCTACTATATGTTGTGTCAACAAAAAAATAAAGTTATCCACAGGAAAATTTAGGTGACCCCACATTTAGTATGTAGCAGTCTGATACATACTAGATATGTACAAAGTTATCCACATAAAAAAATAAATAAATACTTGTAATTTATATGGGATAGTATTATACCTTAGTCTTATTAATTAACTAACAGAAAGAAGAAATCAAATGAGTAAAACAGGACAATGGTTATTACAAATGCAAGAGGACGCAGAGATAATGACTAGAGAAGAATTCATATCTGAACATTGTAAATCACAAGTTCACATATGGGAAGAAGTACAAGAAGAAATGGACAATGCTTGGGCTATGGCAGAAGCAAGGTTAGAACAATATCAAGAAGCACAAGGAGAGGGATAATTATGATGTATCTTGTAATCAAAAAGACTGAATATAGCACACTATCACCGAGCTATATTGTAGAAAGACAAAGTAAAAATAAAGAACTTGCTGACAATCTAGCAAGAAATTTAAATGATGAAGCAGAGGAAAACAACACAGGTTGCCCAGTTTCATTCACAGTAGTCGAGATAGTTAATTAATACTTGACTGTTATGGGAATATATATATTATATTCCCATAACGCATATAGAAAGGATAACAATGAGTAATATAGAATTAGGCGAATATCATCAGCCTTATACCGAAGAAGATAATTATAGCCTTGACGATATGACTAGCGAGCTACAAGCCAGTCGTTGGTTTAAGATTACCTTTTATGCTGAAAAGCATAAGACAATCATAACTCGCTTTGGCAGATTTAATGATGATAAGTGTAGAATATGGATAACTAATAGAGGTAAAGTTGCTGTATGTTATGAACAACTAGACAGCGATTATAATTCTATGGGTTTTAGAACTGCTACTAATATTGTTAGTATTAGAGGTAAATCAAAAGTATTACCCGAGGTACTGAACTAATGAGTTTCAGTTTATTAATGATAGTAATATCTTTAGGGCTACTAGTAATAGTAGCCTTAGGGGTAAGAGATATAATCAGAGTTATAAGAGGTGATGAATTATGAAAATGTATTGTAAAAACTGTGGCATTAAGTTCTATCCAAGCGACAAGAACTATATCGGCTATCCTTATGGGGGTTGGAGAAACAAAGCGCCAGCCCACACGCGCGTCTTTCATAGTCGCAGTTGTTGGGAAGAATGGACTGCAAATAATATCACCGCATACTCTTTATGGTTGCAAGGTATGGGAAATAATGATACAACTAATGCAACTAATAACCAATCCATATAGAAAGGATAATAAATATGGCACGATTAAGAATGAATGACGAATATCGAAAGAAAATAATCAATCGATATATCTCACACGCAGAAAGTGAGGACACTTTAGAAAAACAAGCCTTTGATACTTGTAGAATAGAAGTGGAAGATAACTATGGCAAAGCCTTTGCACTTGCAAAAGAAGTAGTGGAAAGGTCTTACAGACCAGATGATGTTGAGTTATGTCAAATGTTAAAGGACAGATATGGCTCGGCAGTAGATGTAGTAGCAAAAGATAAATGCTTCTATTTCTCAATGGCTCAAGGTATGGACACCGAAGAAAATAGTTCTTATGGTCGCAACACCGAACATAGTGAGCATATAGACTTTGGTTTATTTGGTAGTACAGACAGCCGAAACTATGGTGATAGTGGTGAGAAATTTGCCTTTGCTTATTTTAGAGATGAGCTGAAAGCAAAAGGATTAAATCCCGACATCTACCCACAGCAAAAAGATAATAATGATAACCCACACAAGTCGCAACATATCGAGGCTTGTAGACAAGAATTAGGTTATTCTAATTATCACTCACATAACTCGGATAGAGATAATAACATTGGCTTAACTAATGAGTTCGATAGCCAATACTATCTTGACATTATCGGTACTAGCCATTGTCGGCATAGAACGATTGCTTGTGAGCCAAATGAGTTTTCTATCTTTCAAATGTTTAAGAAGAAGAAAGCACAATTAATATCGGCTCACGAAACTTGGATTAGCACTATCGAAGAACAAAGAAAGGTTATGCTAACAGGACTAAAAGCATATCGTTTCTTAGACGAGGGTGTTGAGTTGATGAATGAGCTAGGTGTACAATGTGATGAAAGTGATTTGATTACAGTTAATAGTACAGGTCTTTCTATATACAATCCTACTAATCTTGCTGATATGGTCAAAGGTATGAAGAACAAGACTATGACTAGAGAACAGAAGATTGCTGAAAGACAAGCCTACGCCAACGAGATTGCATTAGTGGTTGCAGAGGGCAATTCACAAATGCATTAAGAGTGTTAGGGGTATGGTAGTTATATCTGTAAAACCCCTACCACCGCAATCGCTATGCCGATTGTACTTTTAGAAAGCGACAGGGTCGCCACCTGCCACCTAGTCTCGGTGAATGCAAGAGGCATAAGAGTACAATCGGGATCGCGATTACTGTTCTCGAGAGAAAGCGATCCAAGTGCTAGAGTTACCACGACAACAAAGTGTATATAGGTAATAGGTCAAGCTAACTTACGGTTTACACCTCTAGCGCCAAGCCCCGGTCTCGGTAGTGAGCGACAGTCCCTCAGGGGAGCTGGGGCGGGTGGGCCCACAAGGCCGCAAGGATCACCCCGCCCGCCAACCCTATCAGGGTATCATATATGGGAAAATGTGTCAAGGAAATAATTTAAATTTATTTTTACTTTTTATTTGACAACGTGGCGTGAATATGGGAAAATGTTTTAATTAATAATAGAAAGGAATACTAATGACATATAAAGTAAACATACTACGGGCTGACAATTCGCCAGCTGAAATGCATACCTTTGAAAAAAAACCAAAGTACGACGAAATCCAAGCGCTATTAAATCATAATAGATTTGAGATTGTTGATGGCAGGTACGTTGACCATAACAGTGGCGCTTCAGTTAAGGTTGAGATATGGTGTGATGAAGAGGGCTTGCTGGTTAATAACCCGCAACGCAATCACCGCGCTTCAATGCTTAGATGGAATCATTTCAAGCGTATGGAAAAACAACTAACTGACGATTGGGAAGATTGGGCTCATATTTATGGTGATGCCATCTTTGTGTTCAAAGAAAATGACCAGGTGAAACAGAATGGATAATAAACAGCGGCCCTCCGGGGCCGCGCCGCTTGGATCGCGGGCCTTCTACGAGAAGACAAACCCTTATTGGATCCAGCAAGCCGCAAGCCGCAAGCCAAAACGCAAGCGCTCAAGCTTGACAAATAAAAAATAATGATTATATTATGGGATATTAATAGAAAGGATAATTATGCAAAAATTACTAGGTATCAATACCAATTACAAAACCGTCAAATCTGAGAAGGTAGGCGTACTTACTGGCATCATTTATATGGCGCCTTATAACCTGAGCGGCAAGAACGTATGCCCCGGCGCGTCCGCTGGTTGTGCAGCTGCCTGCCTGAATACCGCGGGACGTGGTGCGATGGGCGTAGTACAGAAAGCCAGACTCAAAAAAACAAATAGATTTTGGAATGATCGCAAGCAGTTCCTGAATGATCTAGTCAACGAGATCACCGCGCTAGAGAAGCGCGCCGCGGCTAAGGGCCTGAAGGCTGCTGTCAGACTCAATGGGACCAGCGACCTGCCATATGAGCGTTATAAGGTGCCAGGCACTGATAAGAATATTATGCAGCTCTTCCCTGAGGTGCAGTTCTATGACTATACAAAATTAGAGAATCGTATTGTCGGCCAGACGCTACCGGCTAACTATCATTTAACTTTCTCACGTGCAGAAGATAACGACCATAAACTGGACGCGGTCCTGAAGCATACCAGCGCGGCGGTGGTGTTCTCTGGTGAGCTGCCTGAGACGTGGCGCGGGTATCCAGTTATTGATGGCGACGAACACGACGCCAGATTTACCGACGCGGGGCCCGGGGTCATTATCGGCCTGACCGCTAAAGGCAAAGCCCGACACGACGCTAGCGGCTTTGTGGTCCCATCTGAAATACTGAATTGATGCGGAGTCTTATCCTTTCTTCCGCAATTGATCCGGTCCTTACCTCTTCTAGAGGTAAGGTACAGGGCCTTTTTTTAAGATTAGGTTCACAAGCGCACAAGGGAGGGTGGGCCCGCAAGCGCACAAGCAGTTTAGAATGATTCTAGGTCGCATCTCACCACTACATCTTGTGTCAAGAACTTTATTTACTTATCCACAGAAAAGATTTCTGGACTTTGGACCATTAGTATGGGATAAAGTGATAACAATTAACAAAAGGATAACATATGACAACAGCAAAAGAATACGTAGAAAAATATACAGAGCTTGGCAACAAACACAAAGCTCTAGAAGCGAAGTACAAGAACCTGCGCGCCTGCGTCTCTGGGATGACCCAGCAGCTGCGCGCGCTGGAAGGCCCGTGGGACGAGGAGCAGGAATGCACCACCAGCTGGCCACAGGTGCCGAGCTTCGGCATCTATATGCAGCTGCTGCAGGCCCTGATGGGCGCGGCGCCGCCGGAGTTTGTGTCAGAAGAGCTGGCGCAAGAATCTCGCAAAAAGAAGTTCAAGGTTCTGGACTAATCAACCGGGGCCTTCGGGCCCCTGCCATCTGGGATCAGGGGTCAAGTCTCAAGGCACAAGTTATCCACAGGTTACAGGCACAGGCCACAAGTTATCCACAGGGCTCAGGCACAAGCTGGGCCTCAAGCTCGTTCCAGGGCACAGGGCGGGTGGGCCCGCAAGCGCTCAAGCCGTCGGCCGCAAGCGCA